CCGGAGAAAACCGAAAACGGATAAAACCGAATTCGGAAAATCCTCCTCTACTAAATAATGAATCTTTACTAAATAATGATTTTAAAGTAATTAATGAATTTAATAATAAGAAGAAGGAAATTGAGAATCCATTAATTGTATATCAAAATAATATATTTCCAACACCAGGAGCAATAGACATTGAAACTATAAATAATTGGACAGAGAAATTAGGAGCAGACATAGTTATATATTCTATTAATATAGCAGCTAAAGCAAATGCAAGAAAACTTAATTATATAGAAAAAATTTTAATGGATTGGGAAAGACAAGGAATTACAACACTAGAACAAGCAGAAGCTTATACTGCTAATAGAAGCAAGAAGAAAACTAAAAGTAATTTTATAGCAAAAAAAGAAAAAGATTTATTTAATGACTATGAACAGCGAACCTATGACTTTAAAGATTTAGAAAAAAAATTACTAGGATGGGACAAAGAAGATTCTTAAAAGTAGGTGAGAGTTATGGAAACAACAGCTTACGATAAATGTGGAAGAATGAATTATAATCCAGAAATACATTTAAATAATGGGAAAGTGTGGAATGAAGAAGATATAAATTATTTAATAAATTGGTATGACATTGTAGGTGTTGAAGAAATGAGTTTTGCACTAGGAAGGACAGAAAAAACTATAATGCATAAAGTACATTTGCTAAGAAAAGAAGGGCGAATGAAAAAGCCAGAAAAAGTTACAAGATGTAAAAGAAAATTAAAAGTTAATACAGAAAAATAGTATATTATGAACTAAATTAAAGGAGGAAAAAAATTGAAAGTAGATTGTAAACATTATAGTCAAGGTTATTGTTGCTTTAAAGATAGTATTACAACTAAGGATTTTTGCAAAAATATGTGTGAACATTTTTCAGAAGGTGAAGTTAAAATATTAAAAATAAGTAAAGAGGATTTAGAAGAAGCAATACCTGGAATAGCAGCATTAAAACCAATCTTACAACAACAAGTTAGATTAGTAAATGAAAGTAAAAAACAAGGGGATATTGATGCAAAGCAGATAGGAAAACATTTTGATATTGCAATAAATTCAATGATAACTGTTTTAGAATATATGAATAATTCACAAAAATAAAGGGGGAAAAATATTGTTGAAAGAAACAGAGCATGATTATCAAAACTGTATAGTTGGAAATTTTTATGATAATAAATGTACTGGTCATTTTAGTTCGTGGGAAATTTTCAAAAAAAATTATTTAGGTTTCACATCAAGAGGATTTGATGATACGTATCATTTTGTTTTTAGATATGATATTCACAAACAAAAGGATAATAACTATTACTTAGAATTATGTGTAATGCTTCAGCGAAAAGGGATATATACACATTTGAATATTTATAATATTGACCAAAATACATTGGATACAGAAGTAAAAGAATGGTTACAAGGTAGAAGTAAATATATTAAAAGTCTATGGAAAGAAATAGGTATAGAAACTGATGAAATTGTTAAATTCAATCATGGTTTAAAGCTATTGGTTGATGAAAATGAGATATATATTAAAAGAATTGAAAAATTATTATCAGAAAATTTGAAATTAAAAGAGGATGTAAAATTTCTTAAAGAGTGAACAATACCTAGTTTTAAAAAGAGATTTGGAAGTATAAACGTTAATTCGCAAAAATAAAGAATTGTGAATTAGAAAGGAATGTAGAAAATGAAAGAATTTTATGGAAATATAAGTTTAGCCGCAAAGGTTTCTTTTGCTATCAAAACAGAAAATAAAGAAACAGCAGAAGATATTGTATTTGAAGATATCGAAGGAATAGAACTTGCACTAAAGGATGGGAGCAAGTTGGAAATTACTGAAATCGATTGGGACTTAATAAGTCAAGCTAATAAAGGAAATGTAAGTCAAGCACATATAGATGATTTTGAGATATATGAAGAGTTGCAAAAATAAAGGAGTGAGGGTATGGGACTTAGAAAAGATGATCCAGTTTATTATAAATTAAAGTTAAGAGAATTAATTGAACAGGCTAAAAATGAAGGGTTGAGAATACAAAGCAAATATATAGAGTCTGGAGCTAGAATTAATTTTATAGCTAAAAATGGCGATGTTGCTGGAGTTGACTTAGGAGAAAAATGGGTTTGGAAATAAAAATAATATAAAAGGAGCAAATATAAAGTTGGAGGGGATAAAATGTATTGGTTAATTTATTATCGTACAGGAAGATTAGAAAGGTTCAAGGCTAAGTTATTTGATGCTTTTGAAGAAATTGAAATGTGGGTAAAAGAAATGGGAGAAGATATATCTGTAGTAGATATTACTAAGAGTGTGCATTAAGTTCACAAAAATAAAGGTTACAGAGATAGTAGATTGTGAAAAGGAGCAAGAGCATGAATGAAGTTAAATTCACTATTGAATTATATGATTTCACAGAAGATGAAGTTAAACAAATAGCAACGGGCTTAGGTTTAGAAATGCCTGAAAATAAAATAGAATATGAAATTAGTGGAGAATTTGAAGATAACGAAGAAAATTGGATATGGTTAAGAAGTGTTATTTTAAAGACCGGATTAACTGTAAAAATAGAATTAAAGCTTTAATATGCAAAAATAAAGATTTGTGAAGTTGATAAAAGTTGTAAATTTGTTTGCAATAGAAGTACAAATAAGGGTATTTTAATAAATTAAAGCAGTACATTAAAATTAAAAACTACTGCAAAGGCAGATATATAAAGACTTTAGAGTATATAGAAGTTTTAAGACAAAAGCATCGTTATGTCTTAAAAAGCATATATAAAATTCTATATATTCAGAATAATGAAGATATTATAGTTAACATATAAAAATTTATGTTAAATAATAAATGAAAAATGAAATAATTAGTCACTAGTAAAAGGGAATAAAAAATAAATGCTGAAAATATAAAATATAAATTTTTGGAAACTATAGAAATAAAAAATAAATAATGGGGTGGATAAAACATGGGGTACATGGAAGGAATATTAAGAAGAGCACTAAAAAGATTAGAAGAACATTTAAAAGAAAAGGACAAGTATTATAAAAGGGTTAAGAATAGACAAAAACTATATGAAAAGAAATTGAAGTTAAATAGAAAGCTATAGGAGAATAAATATGGACAAGGATAAAATAGAAAAGATAGTAAAGTTGTATTTTGATGGAGCTACCGTAAAAGAAGCTATAGAAATAGTAAATATAGATAACGAAATAAATTTAGAAGATATAAAAGTTAGTAGAGGTTGGAAATATCAGCAGCTAAAATTAGGAGGGATAATATGCTAAATGAAAAAATACCAAACAATTTAAAGAAAAAAGTAGAAAATGATTTAAAAAATTATCCCTTTTGGCTTATAGCATTAGAATCATCAGGGCTAGGGTATCCAACTCGTTGGGGTGGTGAAGCAACAACGAGTAAGAATAATAGTTCTTTTTTAGAAGAAAGTGTATTAAAGGATTTAGAAAAAGAAAGAAAGGTAAATACAATCACTACGGTTTTAACAAAGTTGGACAATGTATCAAAAGAATTAGTTGAAAAATGGTATTTTAGAGATTCATACAGTAGAGCGGAAATACTAAAAGTATTAAAGATGAGTAAAAATAAATTTTATCTTTATAGAGATAGAGCATTAAAAAAGTTTATGATAGCTTTAAAATATATATGAGGGGGAAAAGGATTAAAATGGAGAATTACAATATAGTTATATGTGATAGATGTAAAAAAGAAATTAATATTGGAGAAGATAGTTTAAAAGAAAAGAAAATTAATAATGATGTTGTAAAATATTTTGAATGTGATAGATGTGGTAAAAAATATATTTACATAGTAGAGGATGAATTTACTATGTTAAAGCAAAATAAAATTTGTAAATTGCAAAAAAAAGTTGAAAGAGAATTACAAGGATTAAATGAAAAGAAAGTGATTAAATATAATAAAGATATAAGAAAAATAATGAAAGATGTTACAGAGTATCAAAGGAGAATAAAAAGAAAATATGAAAATTTTTAAAAAAGTTAGACAAAATAGGGACAAATTCAGGACAAAACTATGGAAAAAACTAAAACAATATAATAAACTTATGGTACGATGCCAAAGTTGGCAAAGTCAACCAAAAAGAAATAAGATGTCTAATCCCTTTCATTTTTTTAAGTACTTAACTATAGGTTGGGTACTTTTTTTATGCGGAAAAGAGGTGATAAAAAAATGAGAAAAAGACCTGCTAATCCAGTGAAAAATAGAGAAAGAATTTTAGATATACAAGATTATTTAAAATATAAAAATAAAAGAGATTATGTACTATTTGCACTAGGAATTTCAACTGGTTATAGAGCAGGGGACTTAGTAAAGTTAAAAGTTAGAGACATTAAGGAAGCAATAAGAGAAGGCTATTTTACAATAATGGAAAGTAAAAAAGAAAATTGTAAAAACATAAGAGCAGAGAATAGAAAGCCTAGAACAGTAAAAGTTGTTTATAAGCTTCAAAGAATATTAAAAGAATATATAAAAGATAAGAGGGATTATGAGTATCTATTTCAATCTCGAAAAGGAATTAATGAACATATAACTGTTGCTCATGTAAGTAGGATTTTAAGAGATGCAGGTCATGCATTTGGGCTTAGAAACATAACAGCTCATAGCATGAGAAAAACTTATGCATATAGAATTTATATAGAAAGTAAGTGCAATATAGTTATGATAAAAGAGATGTTAGGTCATTCAGATATTGAAACCACTAAAAGATATTTAGGGCTAGACAGAGATACATTTGATAAATATAGTGACACATTAAATGGTATTTTGTTATAGCCTTTTTTATTTTTTTAAGGTTCAATGTTCTATTTTAAGAAGTATGGTTATATAAGTTCCAAAAAACAAGAATATATATAAGAAATAAAAAACAGAAATAAATGCACGGTTATATATATAAATAGAACATTCAAGGGATTATATGTAATATGCTTAAACCCTAGTAAAATCAATGGGTGTGAGTATTTAAAATGGTATTTTTCAAATAATTAAAAATAAGTTCGTTTTTGGTTAGTGGGAAATATCACGAATTATCGTAGCACTTTAAAGAGTAAGTGCTACGATAGGAGGTGTTTGAAATGGCAAGAAGTGACAGCTATGAAGAATTAATTGAAAGTAGTTTAGACAAGATAGAATCTTGGGTTGCACAAGGTATTACTGATAAAGAAATAGCAGATAAGCTTGAAATAGGATATTCCACATATAGGAAATATAAGGGTGTTAACGTAGCACTTAAGGGTGCAATTGCTACGGGAAAAGATAAAGCTAACCAAGAAGTAGAAAAAGCATTGTTTAAAAAATGTCTTGGATTTAAATATACTGAGGAAGTTGCCACTAAAGTAAAAAATGAAGTTCTTTCAGAAGATGGTAAAACTATTTTAGTGAAAGAGGATGTTGTTATTAAACAAGTAAGGAAGTATTCAGTACCTGACTTAAATGCTCAAAAGTTTTGGTTAACTAATAAAGAAAAAGTTAAATGGAAAGAAGACCCGCACAAAGTAGCAAATGACAAAGAAATATTAAAGCTTAAGAAGAAGGAAATAAAGTCTAAGGTGTTTAATTTTTAAATGCCTGTATATCGTAAATGTACTGAGTGCGGAAATAAAATATCATTAGGATCATTATGTAAATGCGAAGAAGAAAAGAGGAGAAGAACATATAAAGTTTATAAAACTAAAAGGCTTCAAGATAGTCAAGAGAGAGAAAGACAAAGATTTTATTCAAATAAGTTTTGGCTAAACTTAAGCGAGGAAGTTAAGAAAGATTTCTTTGGTATGTGTTTAATGTGTTGGAACAATGAGTTAGATATCTCTAGCCAGTATACTCATCACATCCAAACAACTAAAGAAAGATTTGATTTAAGACTATGCAAAGAAAACTTAGTACCTCTATGTGATTCTTGTCACAAGCAAGTTCATAAGCTAATGGACAAGAGCCATATAGAAAAAATAAATATACAGAAAAAATTAAAAGAATTAAGTATTAAGTTCAAAGAAGAATTTTATTAACCCCGGGGGTAGGGCTGAAAAGTTTTAGGTAAAGCTTGAAAGTCCGAGGTTGTCTCTTAGTCAAATAAAATTCCCAAAATGAAAATTTAGCGATTTCAAAGTAAAGAAGGTGAAAAATATGGCTAGACCTTGCAAAGTTGTAGATTCACAAAGTAGACATAATACAAAAGCTGAAATTGAAGCTAGAAAAGAGCAAGAAGAAAGATTGAAAACTTTAGCGGATAAAATTGATAAACCACCCGATTATCTTTCAGAGGAACAAAAAAAGATTTATGCATTTATTATTGAAGAACTAAAGTTAACAGGAATATTAACTAATTTGGATGTTTATATTTTAACTACATGTGCTATAGCTGTAGATAGATTAACAACTATAGAGAAAATAGTAAATAAAAATCCAGCGGGTTTATTCAATAAAGATTTAATGGCTGCTAAAGATAAATATACTAAAGACCTATATAGATGTTGTAATGAATTAAGTTTATCGCCTCAGAGTAGAGCAAAATTAGGTAATTTAAATTTGAATAATAAAGAGAAAAAGGAAGATCCTTTATTAAAAGCTTTAATGGACGATGATGACGATTGATTCTTTTAGATAAAGCATTACAATATTGCAAAGATGTTGTATCAGGTAAAGAGATAACAACAATAGAAGTAACTTTACAATGTAGTATTTTTATACAAGACTATTATGAAAATCAGTACAAAGAAGATTTTCAATTTTATTTTGATGAAAAAAAGTTGAAAAAAATAAATAAGTTATTAAAACTATTTAATTATGCAACTGGATTTGTAGCAGGAAAGCAAGTATTAGATGGCTTAAGTGGCTTTCAAGCTTTATTAATAACGGCTATATTTGGATGGAGATATAAAAATAATAAAAAGAAGTTTAGATATAGAGATGTAATTTTGTTTATTCCACGAAAAAATGCCAAAAGTTTTATAGCAGCATTAATTTTATTATTACTTATGCTAACAGAACAATTATTCAGCGAATTTTATTCTATATGTATTGATAGAGATCTAGCCAAAGAAACTAGAAAAGCTATGGCACAACTTATTGCAGCAAGTCCAGGAATAAAAAAACATTTTTTTGTATCTGATTCAGAAATAGGGGTTATTAAATGTCTAATAACAAATAGTTACTATGTACCTAGAACTGCTAAAGCAAATAAAAATAACTCTATAAGACCAGCCTGTTTTGTAGCGGATGAAGTTGGAGCATTTGTAACAAATGAAAATATTCAAGCTATGAGAAAAGGACAATTAAGTGTAATTAATCCATTATGTATTAAAACAACTACTGCTTACGCTGAAAGCGATTCTATAATGTTAGAGGAATTGGAGTACGATAGAGCAGTATTAAAAGGTGTTTTAGATAATAAAAGATTATTTGCATTACTTTACTATGCAACAATAGAAGAAGTTTGGACAGATGAAGCTATATATAAAGCAAACCCTCTTAGAGTTGAAGAAAATTATGAAGAAATAAAGGCAGATAGGGAAACAGCAAAAATAAAAACAAGTGAACAGGAAGAGCTATTTACTAAGAATTTTAATATATTTTTACAATCCAATGAACTTAATAAATACTTAGATATAGATTACTGGAAAAAGTGTAAGATTAGTGACAAAGAGTTTAGGGAGAAGGTTAAAGGGAAAAAGGTTAAAGTAGGTGTAGACCTTTCAGTTACTACAGACTTAACTGCTGTAGGGATGGAATTTCAAGAAGATAATATAATTTATTGTAATTCACATGGATTTTTACCAGAGGAAAGTTTGGCAAAGAGAAGAGAAAAGCATATAGATTATAGAAAATATGCTAAATTCGGATATTGTGACATACATGAAGGTATGACAGTAAATTATACTAAAGTTGAAGAATATATAAGAAGATTAGAAGAGGAATATGAATGTACTATAGAATGTATTGTAACCGATCCTATGAATGCTAAAGAAATGATGGAACGTTTAGGGGAAGATTATGACGTTGTTCTATTAAAACAAACTTTCACTAATTTAAGCCCAGCAACAAAGGAATTTAGAAAAAAAGTTTATGATTATGAGGTTAGATATGTAGAAAATGAATTATTAGATTGGAATATGAATAATGCTTGTACTACTAAGGGCAAGGCAGATGATGAAATGCTCATAAAAGAAAATAAAGATAAGCAAAGAATAGATATGGTTGTTGTATTAGTTTTTGCTTATACGGAGCTATTAGGTGAAGATAATTCTTACAATCCAACCGAAGCTTTAGATAATACTGACTGGTAGGTGATAAAATTGAAAAAAAGATTAGATAATTTATTTAAAAAGACTATTTTTAGCGACAGTTTTGTTATGGAAATAGTTTTTTTTATTGGGCTTTTCATCATTATTTATACAAATTTCAAAATAAATAAATATTTTGGATTATATTTTTTAGGAATAACATTAATAGCATTTAGCATCTTCTTATATAAAGTTTCAGAAAAGAGGTGAGATGATGATTTTCAATAAGTTAATTGAAAGAAGAGAAACTAATGTGAATGATTGGAAGTCAATGTATTCTTTTGAAAATGGATATGATATTACCCCTTTTGAAATGGAAATGAAAGAAAGTACTTATTTTAGTTGTATAAAGATTATTTCAGAAAGTATTGCTAAATGTAACTTACAAGTAAAAAGAGAGACTGAAAAGGGAGAAGTATTAGCAAAAGAGCATTATTTATATGACAAATTAAAATTAAGACCAAACGAGTATATGAGTGCTATAGATTGTTATAAATCATTTGTAGGATTATCAAAACATTGGGGATATTCAGGGCTTTTTATTGATAGGCAAGGCTCTAAAATAAAAGGATTATACCCAGTTAAAATTACAAACTTAACAGTAGATAATGCTGGATTAATAAAAAGTATAAAAAATAATAAAATTTTATGGGATTTTGAAAGCTTTGAAGGTGAAAATGGAAGCTGTTTTGATAAAGATATAATAATTTTAAGAGATTTTACACTAGATGGACTGAAGGGTAAGGCAAATAGAAGTATTTTATCTGAAAGTTTAGATAGTAGCCTTAAAAGTCAAAATTATTTAAATAAGCTATTTAGTAATGGATTAACTAATAAGATAGTAGTTCAATTAACCTCGGATATTAGAGAAGAAAAAGAGTTAAAAAAAATACAAAATAAATTTGACAGAATATATGCCAATAATGGACGTGTATTTACTATTCCAGCAGGGTATAATGTTCAACCATTAAATTTAAGTTTATCAGATGCACAATATACTGAATTAAGAAAACTCTCTAAAGAAGAAATAGCAACTAGTTTTTTCGTACCATTAAGTAAATTGGGGATTATTAGAGATACAGCAGTTAGTGAAGAACAAGATAACATAAAGTTTTTAACAGATTGCTTACTTATAATATTTGAACAGATAGAGCAAGAAATGGATTGGAAGCTATTAACATCTGCTGAGAGAGACAAAGGTTATAAAATAAGATTTAATATAAACGTATTACTTAGAACAGATAGTAAAACTCAGGCAGAAGTGATAAGCACATATGTAAAAAATGGAGTGTATGATTTAGATTATGCTAAAGAAATTTTAGGAGTACAAAAAATAGGTGGCGAAGTAATAATAACTTTACCTTCGGGACAAGTATTACTAAGTGATCTTGTAAATGGAAATGTAAGCTATGTAAATAAAAAAAGTGAGTAGGTGAGAATATGCAAGTAGAAGTAAGAAATAATTATGCAATAATAAAAGGATATATAAATGCAGTTGAAAGAGATAGCAGAGAAATTCCAACGGCAAAAGGAGTTTTTGTAGAACAGGTTAGATGTGGAACTTGGAAAAATGCAATTTCTAAAAAGGATAATATACCTTTGCTTTTAAATCATGATAAAAATAGAGAAATAGCTTCAACAAAGGAAGGAACGTTAAATCTAATAGAAGATAATATTGGATTATATGCAGAAGCAAGGGTATATGATAAAGATGTAGTGGAAAAAGCTAAAAATAAAAAATTAGTAGGATGGAGTTTTGGATTTTCTAAATTAAAAGATAGTTGGGGTAAGACAGACAGTGGGATAGATAGAAGATATTTAGAAGAAATAGAAGTTAGTGAGGTTTCTGTATTAGATGATACTAGAACTCCAGCATATTATGGAACATCTATAGAAAATAGAGATAATTTAGAGATACAAGTAGAGCAAAGAAGTATAGAAGACAGTATTATTTCTTTCACTAACCAAGAAAAAAATAAAAGTATTGAGAAAAAACTTAAGTTGTTAAATTTAGAACTGGAATTATAACAGTTCTTTTTTTATATAAAAAATTATAATAGGAAAGGTGAATTTAAAGATGAATTTAGAAGAATTAAGAGCATTATTACAAAGTAAAAAGGGAGAAATAAGAGAATTTATTAATAATAAAGAAGTTAATAAGGCAGAAAAGGCAATGCAAGAAAAAAGAAATTTAGAAAAGCTAATTAAAACAGCAGAAGAATTAGAGGAAGAAGAAAAAAGAGATTTAGAAAATCAAAAGAGAAACAAAGAAAAGAAAAAAGAGAAAGTAGATGAGTTTAGAGCAATAGTAAAAAATATTATGGGTGAAAAAATAACTGAAGAAGAAAGAGCTACAATAAAAACTTCAGATAATTCTGCTGTAATTCCTAAACAATTTGTTAATAAACTACAAGAAATTAAAAAAGGATTCGGGTCTTTAAAAGAATATTGCGATATTATTCCCGTTGTTAAAAATGAAGGTACAATTCCAGTTGTTGATTTAGATCAAAATGAATTACCAGAAGTTGACGAAGGAGATAATATTATAGATGGTGAACTTGTTACTAAAGATATACCTTATAAATGTTCTAAACATGGTCTTATTCAAAGTTTAAGTTCTGAAACTGTAGATGATGCTGAAAGAGAAATTGAAGGTTTAGCAAAGAAAAATTTTACTGAGATAGTAACTGCGTGTGAAAATTCAAAAATAGTAAAAACAATTACAGAAAATGCACAAGAAGTAACAGGAGCAACTTCTTATGAAGATATTGAAAAAACAATGGATACAGCTTTACCAGCTGTAAAAGCAGGTTTAATTACATTAACAAATACAAATGGATTTGCTTATTTAAAAAATTTAAAAGATAAAAATGATAGACCTTTAAATTTAATTACTGAAGTTAGTGGAAAATATTATTTTAATGGAAAAGAAATAGTTACGGCGGATGATACAATTTTAAAAGCAACAGAAGGTAAAAATGTATTTTACAGTTTGAACTGGAAAGAAGCTGTTAAATATTGTGATAGAAAAGCAGTTACATTGGCTAGAAGTACAGAAGCGGGTTTTAGAGATGATACAGTTAAAATTAGAATACTTGAACGTTTTGGAGTAGTTAAAGGTTCAACAAGAAGTATAAAGAAAATAGAATTTTAAGAAAAGGATAGTTTAGTACTATCCTTTAAATTAAAAGGAAGTGAGTAATATAAAACTTAATGAAATAAAAGAGTATTTAAAGATTGATGAAGATTATGAAGATAGTCTTTTAAACGAATTAATAGAGGCTAGTGAAGTATATATAGAATCTATGGTAGGTGAATCATATAAAGCAAATAAAAAACTAATAAAATTAGCAGATTTATTGCAAAAAAGAATAATAGCTGATATGTATGAAAATAGAAGTACTACAGTGGGACAAGATGTAAAACAAGATAGAATAACTACAAGTATATTAGAGAAATTAAGTAATTGCACAGAGGATATAAAGAATGAAAGATTCTAAAGTGAATATATCAGAGTTCAATAAAAGGATTTACATTGAAAAAAAAATAGTAGAAACTAATGAAAATGGATTTGAGTTAGATACATGGGTAACTAAAAAACCGTTATGGGCTAAAGCAAATAATCTTTATGGTAAAGAGTTTTGGGCAGCCAAGGCAAATAATTTTGAAGATGTAATAATATTTACTGTAAGGTTCTCTAAATTTTTAGAAAATGTAAATAGAAATGACTTTAGAATAAGATTTAAAAATAAAATTTTTAAAATTATTTCTATTGATAATATAAAATATGAGAATAAAACAGTAAAAATAAAAGCTATTAATAATCAAGGTGAAATAAATGAGTAATGGAATAGAAATTGAAGGATTAGAAGAATTTGAGGAAATGATTAAAGGTATGACAATTACAGATAGTGACGCAAAAGGTGCTGTTAGAGAATCAATAAAACCAATAGCAAAAGCTGTAGAAAATAATACTCCAGAAGGACATACTAAAAGGCTTAAGAAAGTATCAAAAACAGTAAAAGTGGAAGGGCTAGGAATAACAGGTATTGTTAGGGCTAAAACTTTTTACGATGTTTTTCAAGAGTTCGGGACAAGTCAACAAAAGCACCATATTGGCTATTTTGAAAAAGCAGTAAAAGAAAGTGTGGACGAAGCCCTTAAAATTTTAACTAAAAAATTATTAGAGGATAAAATTAAATGAGTATAAAACAGTTATTAAATAATATATTAAATGATTCTGAAATAATTAATTTATTACCTAATAAAAAAGCTTTTTTCTTAAGAGCAGAAGCTCCCCAAAATCCATACTTAGAATACGAGATTGTAAATGAGTACGGTGCAGATTATGAAGGGAATAAAGAAATTTTTACTACTTATATTATTCAAATTGATATATTTTCAAAGGGTGATTATACATCAATTGAAGAAGTAGTTAAGAAAAAATTATTATCTTCAGGATTTAATAGAGACATGGCTGCGGATCTATATGAAAAAGATACAAAGTTATTTCACAAAGCTATGAGATTTAGTATAACGCTAAAATCTTAATAGCTTTTTTATATTCAAAAATATTTTATATGAAGGTAGGGAATGTAAATGGATACAGAACAAAACACAGCAACAGAAGTAATGCCTGTAGTAGGACTTGAATGTCTATACGTGGCTGAAATAATAAAAGATACTAGAGAAGGATTAACATTTGGAAAGCCAAAATATTTTGCAGGTATCAAGGAAATAGGAATAAAGCCAAAAGTAACGTCAGATGAATTTTATGCAGAAAATAAACTATGGGTGTCAGAAACAACACTTGCTAATGTCGACGTTGAGTTAGAGATTACTGATTTATTAGAAAAGGACGAAGCTTTTTTGTTAGGTCATCAAATAGATAAAAAGGGCGGAGTACTTTATAGTGACAATGATAAGGCAAGAGAAGTAGCATTATTATTTAAAGCTAATAAGGGGAATGGAAAAGCAAGATATGTAATTCTCTATAAGGGTTCTTTTGCAATAAGTGATGAAAGTTATAAAGGAAAAGAAGGAAAAGCCAATTTCCAAGCTAAAAAACTAAAAGCAACATTTGGAACTTTACACAATAATGGAGCATGGAAATATAAAATTGATGAAGAAAATGGAATGACAGATGAAGAGTTCTTCAAAGATGTTTACGTTCCAACAGCACAAGAGCTTAAAGAAGCATTAGAAGCAGCTAAAAAGGTAAAAGAAAAATTACAGAGTGAATTGCATTAATAAAAAATAAGGCTATAGAAAAATAACTATAGTCTTTTTGAGGTGAATTTTTATGATAGCAGTTTTAAATAAAAATATTTTAAAAATAAATGGTATTACTTATCATTTCAAAATAACAAATAGAACAATTCTAAGAATTGATAAAAAGTATGGACGATATCCAGAAATTATTAAAGGAATGATGGAAGGAGAAGATTTTTTTACTAATGCATTAAAAATATTAAGTTGTAGTTGCATGGAAAAAGAATGGGATATTGACGAACTAATAGACAGTTTAACAGGGCAACAATTAAATTTTATAATTCCTAGTTTAGTAGCTGATGTATATTTTGAATATATTGGTGCAGGAGAAGCACAGGAAGAAGGGACAGAAGAAGAAAAAAAATAGATGGCCAATCAAAGCAAAATTACAAAATTGACTTTGATTGGCTTTTGTATATTTCTAAAACTCATTTAAATTACTCTAAGGAAGAATTCCTTGATAGTACATTCTTTGAAATATGTAAGATGTGGGAACAACATTGTAAATTTAATGGTTGGACTAAATCAGAAGATAAAGAAAATAAATTAAGACCAAAACAAGTTAAAAAATATGTAAATATTGAAGACCTTCCAATTTAATAAAAGGCAGGTGATAAAATAAGTGGCTAGTAATACAGAGAAGCGTATAACCGCAAAAATGGTGTTAGATAGTAGTGGTTATAATAACAGTATAAATGGAATAAATGCAGGTATTAAGCAAACACAGGCAGCGTTTAAATTTGCAGATACAGAGATTAAAGCTTTTGGTAAGAATACGCAGCGATTAGGAGCAACGCAACAAGCTTTACGTAAACAGCTAGAATTACAGACTAAAAAAGTTGAAACTTATAAAAAGGCAATAGAAGATACAAGCAAAAAAATGGATGCAAATATTAAAGAGCGTAATAGATTAAAAGCGTCCTTAACAGCAGCTAATGTAAAGTACCAGGAAGCTATAAAGTTATATGGCAAGGAATCAGAAGAAGCAAGAAAAGCAAAAGCGGAAGTTGATAGGCTTACACAAGAGTACAATAAAAAGAAAAAAGCAGTTGAATCTAATGCTAAGAGTATACAAACATATACTACAAATGCAGATAAAGCAAATGCACAAATGGTTAAAACTAAACGTAGCTTAAATGCAGTAAATGGAGAACTTGAAAAGTCTAAAAATAAATGGCTTCAAGCAGGGGAAACCATGAAGCAGCACGGTGAAAAGTTACAAGGGTATGGAGAAAAGGCAAAGAATATAGGTTCTACTTTGACTACGCATGTAACAATGCCAATTGCTGCACTTGCAGCAGGAGCAGCACACGTTGGAATGAATTTTGAAGAAGGTATGTCCAAAGTTGCAGCAGTTTCAGGAGCAACAGGAAGTGATCTTGCAGCTTTAACAAATAAAGCCGAGGAAATGGGCAGTAAAACGAAATTTAGTGCAACTGAGGCAAGTGAAGGATTGTTATACATGAGTATGGCAGGTTGGAAAACTAACGAGATGTTAGCAGGTTTACCACCAATATTAAACCTTGCAACCGCAGCAGGAGCAGAACTTGGAACCACATCAGACATAGTTACAGACGCTTTAACGGCTTTTAATTTAAAAGCACAAGACGCAGGACATTTTGCAGACGTAATTGCAGCTGCGTCAAGTAATGCAAATACAGATGTAGTAATGTTAGGAGAATCTTTCAAATATTGTGCGCCTCTTTGTGGTTCTTTAGGATATAAAGCAGAAGACGCTTCACTTGCGTTAGGATTAATGGCTAATGCAGGAATCAAAGGTTCACAAAGTGGTACAGCTTTAAGAAGTATAATAACTAGACTTGTAAAACCAACAAAAGAAAGTGCTGCAGCTATGGACAAACTAGGTATAAAAATAACAGATAGTCATGGCAAAATGAAACCTTTTGAGCAGATTTTACAAGACTTAAGAAAAGCATTTAATAAATTAACACCTGCACAACGTGGAACAATAGCTGCACAATTAGCAGGACAAGAAGCTATGTCAGGATTATTAGCAATCGTAAATGCTGCACCAGGCGATTATAAAAAGCTAAAAGGTGCAATAACTACATGTGATGGTGCTACGAAAAAAATGGCAGACACAATGCAAAATAATGCAAAAGGTGCTATAACAACTATGAAAAGTGCACTTGAGGGGGCAGGAATAAAATTATACGCAACATTTGCACCTGCAATTACAGACATAGCAAATAAAGTTTCATTTTTGGCAGAAAAGTTTAGCAAACTAGATCCCGAAACACAAAAATTAATAGCAAAATCTTTAATGTTAGCTGCAACTTTACCAGTATTAACACGAGCAGGTGGAAGCGTAATTTCTACAGCAGGAACATTGTTCAAGTGGGGTGGAAAACTTGTAACCATGTTTGGTGGTGCAGCAACAGCAGCAGAAGCCGCAGGGGCAGCAGGAACAACAGCCGCGGCAGGAGTTGGCGCAGTAACTACAGCAACAGAAGGTGCCGTAGTAGCGGCAGGAGCAGGAGGAGCAGCATTGTCGGGTTTTGGGGCAAGCTTGGCAGCAATCGCACCACCAGCAGCAATCGCAGTTGGTGCAGTAGCAGCAGTAGGAGCAGGAATACACTACGCAAATAAAGAAGTAATAGAGCAAACAGACTTATTTGCAGATGGTATGCAAAAAACTGTACACTCATTTAAGGACGCTAACGGAGTAATCGTTCATAGTTATGGAGAAACAACTGTAAAAATTTCAGAAGAAACAAAAAAGGCTGTAGGAGCTTATATTGAAGTAGATAAAGCTGTAAATGATAGTTTAAATACTATTGCAACTAATTCAGACGTTTTCACAGCACAAGCCAAAACAGCAGTAATAAATAATTTTTCTGAAATGGCTAACAACTCGGGTATTAAGTCGCAGGAATTAAAAGATAATATGTTAAGAGATTTTAAAGGACTAGTTCAAAGTACAGGAGATTTAACAGAACAAAATAAAGCTGCTATAGTTAGTAAATACACAAGCATGGTTTTGGATTGTACTAATTTAACTAGTAAACAAAAAGTAGATACAGTGAATAACTTTAAACAAATGTTAAAAGAATCTACAGCCTTAACAGAACAGCAGAAAACGGAATTAACTACAAAGTACAATCAAATGACGACACAAATAAAACAGGGCTATGATAAGCATTATAAAGAAAATATAGATATGCTTAATAAATTTTTTGCTAATAATAAAAGTATTACTGAGAAAGAAAAAGCAGAAATATTACAAAAAGAGAAAAATTATAATGACAGCATGAAAGCTAGTACCGAAGAGTATAACAAAAAAATAATGGACATATTGAATCGGGCTTCAAAAGATAAAAGAACACTAACAGCTGATGAAGTAAAAGATATAAACATGTACCAAGAAAACATGCGAAAAAATGCAGTTCAATCATTATCCAAAGAAGAAATGGAATCTAAAATTATACTTGAGAGACTAAAAAGCTATGGTACAAGGATGACGGCTGAACAGGCAAGTAATATTATTAAAAATGCAGAAAATCAGAGAGTTAAATCAGTTGACGCTGCGAATCAACAATACTTGGAAACAAAGGCTAAAATCGAATATATGAGGGACGTTACAGGAACTGTAACAAAGGATCAAGCTACAAAAATGATTAGTGAAGCTGAAAGACAAAGAGATCAAACTATAAAAAAAGCAGAGGCACAAAAAACAGCTATAGTTAAGAAAATGCAAGAACAAAATAGCCAAGTTATGAGAGATATAAATACAACTGATGGAAGCATAATGAACAAATGGGATAGCCTCAAAAATTGGTTTACTAACACTCCAATTTATCGTTGGATTAAAACTAAAACCGAAGGCGGAGAGCCAGGCAAAAACTGGACAGGTACAAACCATTGGCAAGGTGGTTTAACATTTCTACATGAAAGAGGTTGGGAATTGTACGACCTTCCAAAGGGAAGTAGAGTGTACAATCATGACGCAAGTGAACAAATGGTTATGGCTACAGCTGAAAGTGTAGCAGAAAAAGTTGCTAATAATGTATTACGCAATTTTGAAGGATTAAGTAATAATGATGGTGGAGAAAAAACAATTATAGTTCCCGTAAATTTAGACGGCAGAGAAATTGCAAGAGTAACCGCACCAGCTATGAGTGAAGAATTAAAAAGCTTAGACAAAGAGTATAGTTTTGCATACGGAAGGTGATAAATTGCTTAGTATAGATTTTAATGGATATAACAGTTATAAAGATTTTGGTCTTGTAATGGAGAAAATACCGTCCATTCCAACGGCAGAAAAGATTATAAGAAATATAAATATTGAAGGTATGCAGGAACCATTAATAGAGGAACAAGGATATAAAAATACTAGAATTATTATTAGTTTTGGATTTAAAAGTGATGATCCTGGAATTATAAGAGCAATAAAAAGTTGGCTTATGAATTTTAAAGATAATAAATTAACATTTAGTAGTGATACAGATATTTTTTATAAAGTTAAGGATGTAAAAGTATCAGATGTAGTTACAAAAATAAGAACTATAAAAAGGTTACAAGTACAATTTACTTTAGATCCTTTTGTTTATTATTACAAAGGGCTAGAAGTAATTGAGATAGCAAATTCAACTACTTTAATAAGTCCCGAATTTGCTACAAACAGTATGCCCATTGTAGATATTTTTGGTAATGGAGATATAACTTTAAATATAAATAAACAAAAAATTTATTTTAGAAATGTAGAAGAAAAAATTACTATAAATAACGTTTTACAAGAGTGCTATAAAGATACAATAAACTGCAACAATAAAATGTGTGGAGAGTTCCCACAATTAGATCCAGGAGAAAATAATATTACATGGAGTGGTAATATAGATAAAATAATTATTATACCTAATTGGAGAACAATATAAAGGCAGGTGGTTTTATGGAAAAAGTTTTTAATTTAGACATAGATACAAAAGATAAAAAAATAATGAATATAAAAGGATTAAAGCAATTTGATAATAACAGTATTCTTTACATTACTATAAGTGAAAATAGTAAAATTTTTGATCTAACAGATTGTACTGTAAGACTTAACTTTTTAAAAGAAGATAAAGAAGTCCTATTGTATATGTCTGATATAGTAGACGCTAAGAAGGGTAAAATAAAAATTAAATTAAGCACACAAGTATTAAAAAATCCAGGTTTAGTTAAAGTGGATTTATCAATTTATGATAAAAACATTATGAAAATAACAAGCCTGGATTTTACTATGCAAGTTGAAAAATCTATTTATTCAAATGAATATTACTTACAGAGAGCAGATTTTGACATAGTTCAATCTATGCATATAGACGAAGAAAAAAGAATAAAAAATGAAGAAAAAAGAATATCAAATGAAACTACTAGGGAAAAAAATGAAAATATAAGAATAGAAAATGAAAATAAAAGATTATCAGTTGAAAAAACTAGAGTAGAAAATGAAAATAAAAGAATAGAGAATGAAACTACTAGATCCACAGGTGAAATTACTAGGGCAAAAAATGAATATACAAGAATAGAAAATGAGAAGAATAGAGAATCATCTGAAACTATTAGAGTAGAAAATGAGGATAAAAGAATAGACGCTGAAAAAAGTAGAATATCAAATGAAACTATTAGGGTGAAAGAATGGGATAGTATAAAAGATAGTTTTAAAAATATTTGTAGCATAGAATGGGATAACGTAAAAAATAAACCAGAGTTTAGCAAACTAGGTAAAGTAAAAAGTGTTAATTCTAAAACTGGAGATGTTATATTAAAAGCAAAAGATATTACAACAGAAAATGGGACTGATTTAGAAAAATTAAATTTACAATATGAACAAATAAATGAGAATATAAAAAATATACAAAAGAAACTACCAATACGATATGTAGAAAGTATCAACGGGAACAGTGGAAATGTAAAAATTAGTTTTTATGAATTAGCATCACAAACGTATAATACGTATTATGTAGATGAAACAAACGGTTCTGATTTCAACACAGGAACGAGTGAGTCACAAGCGTTTAAGAGTTTAGGAAGAGCTATTCGTATATCTAATATATCTACTTTTAGCAACTACCCAATACAGATAAATGTGTTATCTAATCTTACTAAAAAGGGACAAAATGAAACATTATTATCAATAACTAACTTTACAGGGATAATAGATTTTAAAAAACATCAAACAGAATTTGGTTTATATATAAGACACTGTAATATAAAAATTACCAATTTAATAGTAGAGGATGGGCGTCTTACTGTTAGTGATAGTATATGCCATTTAGATAACTGTGTATTTAATCATCATGCAGATGATACAAGTGGAGTGTTTTTTCAGTTTTGCCAATTAGCCTTAGATTCAATAAAATTTCAAGGTGAAAACAATACAAAAATATCCGCTATGTCTATTTTACACAGCTTTGCTTCAATAAGAGGCACAAAAATAAGCAATGTAAAGTATGGAATAGAATGTTTATCAAGTGTTGTTGTAAAATCTGATGATTTAGTATTTACTAACTGTCAAAGTCAATATGTTACTTCACAAGGTGGAAAAATTTTTCATAGTTAGGGGGATGTACTATGTTTTTATTGTTAAACAAAATACGAATTAAAGATAATAACGGAAAAGATTTAAATTTTGACAAGATAGTAAAAGGCAAAAATAATATTCACTGTTATATAAAAGATAATATATATATGCAATTTGAAGGTATTTTGGATATATCAACATTTGAAGTTGAAGATGGTGAATTTATAGATAACCCTAAAACTACAGAAGAATTACAAGCAGAAATAAATGCTCAACTATTAAAAGATAGTGCAAATTTGCAAATACAACTTAATAAACAAACAGAATTGAACGCAGATTTATTAATTAAAATAGCACAGCTAGGGGGT